GATGGTATCTTCATTAAAGAAGAAGACATTGTTGACCACGACACACTAGGAAATAAATAGCTAGACATTAAATGCGTACATGTGGTACGCTCCAGATTCAATCAACCCACCAATAGGTATATTAACATGGCAATATTACAAGGCGCAGCATACTGGGCAGCAGTAACCACCCCGAACACTACTTTCGAGCCTGTGTATTCGGTTAACTTAGTTGTAGATCAGGCAGTGGCAGATGACTTTGCATCACGCGGCTTCACTATCAAGCAGATGGATGAAGGCCCAGCAGTTGTGATTAAGCGTAAGGTCAACGGCCCTAACGGGATGGTTCGACAGGCTCCACGGCTAGTGGATGCTCAGAAGAATCCGCTTGATGCCCGCATCGGCAACGGCTCCACTGTTAAGGTGCAGTACAAAGAGTGGCAGTCAGAGTGGAAGGGCAAGACTTTCTACGGCTTAGACTTTCAAGCCATGCAAGTCATCGACCTCATCGAGGTTGGTTCACCTGATGGCTCAGAGTTCGAGGCACTGATGAGTGACATGGAGGACGAGCTGTAATGAATACAGTTGAGATGGACGGCAGTTACTATGATGCCGATCTTTTATCTTCGGAGGGGCAGAGTATTTTCTCTGTCCTTGCCGAGAATAACAGGCGGCTTAAAGAAGCACAGCTAACAGTTACATTGTACAGCGCATCAGGTATTACACTGATGGACAAACTTAAACCCCACCTAAAGGAAGAGGCTATAGTAGCAGGGAAAGCTACACTTATAGAGGAATAAAGCAATGGCATTTGTTAAAACACAACAGCCTTGTAAAGAATGCTCCAGCTCAGATGCAGTGGGGATTAACGAAGACGGATCGGCATACTGTTTCAGTTGCGCTACGTTTTTTAAAGACTACAGTACACCGGACGTACAACAAACAGATACCGTAACGGACTTTGAAGTGTATCAAAGGAATAGCAACATGCAGCAGCCTCCGCGAGAAGAGCAGCAGAATCCTTCTGCGTCCTTCAACGAACTGACTGACCGTAAGATAAGCTTAGCTACCGCTAAGAAGTATGGCGTTAAGTCTACGATGAACGGCAATGAGATTGATAAGCATTACTATCCGTACTTCAACGGACATGAGCATGCCGGAACTAAGATACGTAAGCAGGACAAGAACTTTGCGTGGACAGGTAACCAGAAAGAAGTAGGTTTGTTTGGAGAGAATCTATTTAAAGCTGGTGGCAAGACCATTACCTTGACCGAAGGTGAGTGCGATGCGATGGCAGCGTATGAAATGCAGGGCAGCAAGTGGCCCGTAGTATCTATAAAGTCAGGAGCACAAGGAGGTGTTCGTGATGTTAAGAATAGCCTTGAGTATCTTGAGTCGTTCGACTCTGTTGTCATTAACTTCGACAACGACAAGGCGGGTAAGGAAGGAGCGCAAGCAATTGCAAAGCTTCTGACCCCAAAGAAAGCTAAGATAATGACCATGCCTGTGGACTACAAGGATGCTAACGACATGTTGCGTCAGGGTAGACACGCTGCATACGTCAGTGCCTTCTGGGATGCTAAGTTCTATACGCCAGCAGGCGTGTTGAATCTATCTGAGCAGCTAGGCGCATATCAGAAGCTCAGGACAGAAAAGAAAACAGCCATCCCGTATCCGTGGAATGGTCTCAACAAGAAGCTCGAAGGTCTCAGAGCGGGTGAGCTGGTCACTCTTACTGGCGGTACAGGACTAGGTAAGTCATCTGTCACCAGAGAGATAGAGCACTGGCTGATCGAAAACACAGAGGACAACGTGGGTGTTGTTGCACTAGAGGAGAACTGGTCGCGTACTGCTGAAGGTATCATGGCAGTGGAGGCTAACGCGAAGCTGCACCTAGATAGTGTTAAGGCTGAGTTCACTGATGATCAGTTGGACGAGTGCTTCAAGAAAGTATTCATGGGCGAAAACACAGGCCGCGTGTGGATACATGCACACCACGGTGTCAACAATCTAGATGACATCTTCAGTAAGCTACGCTACATGATCATTGGTTTAGACTGTAAGTGGGTAGTAGTAGACCACCTCCACATGCTCGTTTTATCTACGTTAGAGAACGATGAACGTAAAGCTATTGACGGCATCATGCACCGCCTCAGAACGATGGTAGAAGAGACAGGGTGCGGCATGATCCTAGTGTCTCACCTCCGTAGAGTTGAAGGTAACCGTGGACATGAGAACGGTATCGAGACAGGGCTATCACATCTGCGCGGCAGTCAGAGTATCGCTCAGCTAAGTGATTGCGTCATAGCATTGGAGCGCAACCAACAATCAGAAGATGAGATAGAAGCATCGACCACTAAGGTCAGGGTGTTGAAGTCCCGATACACTGGTGATGTTGGAGTAGCGTGTAGTTTATTGTACGATGGACGGACAGGACGGCTTAGAGAGACAGATGACTATGATGCTTCGCAGTTCGATGGAGATATAATATGAGTAATAAAACACCCTTTGGGCTACACGCTTTTGATGAAGTGCTGCGTGAGCTTAGAGTAACAGTGCCTGACCTAGTGTATGAATCGCGTATAGTGGAGCATGGTAAGTTCTTCAACGACTTCATCATAGCTAGAAACAAAACACTCTTTAGACCTGTCGGGATACTTGATTGGGCGTGGTATACAGTGGCTGGCATGGCTCTAGCTATAGAGTTCGATGCTATGTCGGAGTACTACGGAGAGATGCTGAAAGATAAACGAAGTCCTGACAACATTTGGAAAGACAAGGACAAAGAAAAACAATTGAAAGAAGGCTATTCCCAATGAGCAATCTAGTATTTGATATAGAAGCAGACGGCTTAGACCCGACAAAGATTCATTGCATTGTCGCTCAAGACGTAGACACGCTGGATGTATTTACATTCGACAACACCCAGCTACAGGAAGGCTACGACATGTTATCTGCGGCAACTAAGCTGATCGGTCACAACGTAATCGGCTATGACATCCCAGTAATTAAGAAGATAGGAGGCTTAGACCTATCCAACAAGAAGATCGTAGATACTCTAGTGCTATCTCGTTTGTTCAAGCCTACCCGTGAAGGTAACCACGGACTAGAGGGCTGGGGCTATCGCTTAGGGTTTAAGAAGGGTGACTTCGGACAGCAAGAAGATGCGTGGGAAGACTACAGCCCAGAGATGTTGGAGTATTGTAAGAACGATGTACTGCTTAACACCAAAGTGTACGAAGCATTGAAGGTTGAGAGCCGTGGCTTTACACCTCAGTCAGTGCAGATAGAGCATGCGGTAGCTTGGATCGTTGACCAACAGCGTACCAATGGTTTTGTGCTGGACGTGCAGAAGGTGATGGGTCTCATGGCTATGTTTGAAACTAAGCTCCACGATCTAGAGGCCGAAGTACAGACGGTGTTCACCCCCACGATCACAACTCAGGTACTTACTCCACAGCTTACAAAGGCAGGAGCAATAGCTAAGACAGCTAAGGATCAGCATGGCAGCGGTGTTCGACTCAGCACTGAGGAGTACGCAAAGATGGTCAAGGGTCTAACCAACGGCAGCCCACCTGTAACTAGAGATACTGTCACGCCCTTTAACTTAGGTTCTCGTAAGCAGATTGGCGATTACTTAATTGGTTTTGGTTGGAACCCTAAGAAGCATACGCCAACAGGTCAGCCTATTGTAGATGAAGCAACACTCAGCAGGGTTAAGGGCATTCCACAGGCTGCAATGATCGCTCGATACCTAATGTTCCAGAAGCGTTTAGCTCAGACTAAGAGTTGGATCAAGGAGCTGGACGAGGATACAGGCAGAGTACATGGGTACGTTAATCCTAATGGTGCAGTGACATCTAGAATGACGCACTCACACCCCAACATGGCTCAAATTCCGAGCAGCAAGTCACCATACGGCGAGGACTGTCGGTCTTGCTGGACTGTACCAGAAGACTATAGGCTTGTAGGTATTGATGCGTCAGGTCTGGAACTAAGAATGTTGGCACACTATTTAAATGACGAGGGCTACACAAATGAAATCCTTAACGGAGACATACACACCGCTAATCAAAAACTTGCAGGACTTGAATCAAGAGATCAGGCAAAAACTTTCATCTATGCCCTCTTATATGGAGCCGGAGATGCGAAACTTGGATCAGTGGCTGCAAGAGGTAGGGCAGGTGGCAAGCAGCTTAGACAATCATTCTTTGATAATCTCCCATCATTTAAAGCTCTTACAGGACGAGTACAAAGAGAAGCTAAAAGCGGATTCGTTAAAGCACTAGATGGCCGCAAGCTAACTGTCCGATCAGAACATGCTGCATTAAATACTTTGCTGCAAGGAGCAGGAGCAATCGTGATGAAACAGGCTTTGATTATTCTAGATCAGAAAATAAAGAAGCACAGTTGGGACGCTAAGTTTGTAGCTAACGTACATGACGAATGGCAGATTGAGTGTCACCTTGATGACGCAGTAGACGTTGGTAAGGCAGGTGTTCAAGCTATTAAGGAAGCAGGTTGTATGCTTAATTTAAACTGTCCTCTAGATGGGGAATATAAAGTAGGAGATAACTGGAGTGAAACCCATTAAACCTGAAGTAGTAGAGCTTACAAGCTACGTTCACTTAAAATACAACACTTCTACAGGGGGTATCTTTAGGCTTCCGCGAGGAAAATCACCCATGACCGTTGTACGGGTAATGCAAACCGATGAAATTGTTTTAATACAGTGTATATATTTATTGTCAGGACACATGACAGTATATACGGGGGACAAAGAAGTAGTCCCGCTGAAGCTAGGAACTTTTGAAGATGACTATGACTTCACACCCAAAAACATAACCGGAGAATACTATAATGAATTCTACAACAATTAAAAGATGTACAGAATGTAAAGATGAATTAGCTGTACCTACAAATTGGTATCCTTCTTTTCCAGCTAAGCAGTACTATAAGTGCAAGCCCTGCGTGGATAAAGTAAGGATCGGTAACCGCATCAAGGCCGGAACAGCAGGCTCTCGCATGATAGCTAAGCACATCGGTGCTCAAGCGTTAGGTGTCTTTGATCACGTTGCTGCTGGCT